CCTCCAGCTATTTGCGTTATTCCCATAGAAGAAGAATCTGTAGAGGAACCATCGTTGCTTCCACTTTGCGAACCCGATGATCCTTGTTGAGATCCAGAGCTAGATGACATACTCTGACTAGCACTACTCATTGCAGCTGAGTTTTGTAATGTAGCACTAACAGCAGACTCGTTGGCAGCATCACCGATAGCAATACTTGTAGCACTAGAGGAAGCTGCTACTTGTTCTGCTGCGTTTGCTTCTGCAGCNGCNGCAGCGAGTGCGTTCTTTTGTGCGTCAGAGAGTCCTCCTCCGCCACTTTTTTCTTGATCTGTTCCCTGTGACGATTGAGTAGAATTGTCTGCCAATCCTCCCACAGGTTCTTCAGCAACTGGATCATCAGCCACCTCTTGAGTTGGTTGTGTAAGTTCAGCCACTGGATCGGTGATAACATCACCAGTCATATCACCCAGTGACATTTCTATGTTTGGTATAAGTTCTTCTATTGAAGCTCCAGGCACTTCATAGTTTGGACATGCAGGATCAGTAACAGGAATTGAGTCACAAGGATCGTTAGGAAGAGGACTATAAATTAAATTAAAACTTGATCCACTAACATAAAATTCAGGTCCATAATGCCCTGCCCAAAATCCTCCATCATCACCTTCAGCTCTTATTTGAACATTACTCAAATCTTCTGCAGCAAAAGATTCATCAAAGTATTCTGTACCTGTAAAAGTAGTTACTGGATAATCACCATCTAAATTGAATTGCTTGTAATATACATAATTACCCGATGTATCGTACAGCGAGACTGAAATACGCATGTAATCAAATCCATCAGTTTGATTAGATTCAGCATCATAATTCTTTACTACCCATGAATAATTGTATCCATCAACTTGAAAACCTGCTTGTTGTAGAGCAGTATTGATCGCAGTAGTCCATCTAAGAATACCTCCACCATATCCCCATCGAGCAGTATAACCATTCCACGAAGGAATCTGTCCGCCTGAATATCCTGCCCAACAATCAGAACCAGCACATTGTTCATAGGTGCCTGTGATAGAACTAGGGTTTAAAATATCGCCTGTCGTGTATTCCTCAGCGTTAGAGAATGGCGCCAAGAGTAACAGCAGACAAAATACCCCATAGGATACCCATTGCCGTGTCATTTCTTCTTGTCTCCACTTCCTGTGCTACAGGAGTTTCTTCAGGATTATCTTCCCACATGATTTTGGCTTGTTCGCCAATCTTGCCGTCATAAGGGCAGGGAGTCCCAGCCATCTCCATTGCTTTGAAAACGGTGGGGTCTTGACACATCAATGCTACCGCAGCAACTTTCATTCCCATGTTGTATAACTGCTTTGAATTTTTAATTCTTTCGCAATTAATGTCGCGGATATGAGTGCCACCAGAGATACCAAGGATCTGAGTTTGGACAGCACCAGTCGCTGCAATCGTACAAGTATCATTACCACCAGACTGTAGAGCAGGAGCGATAGCAGATGCAGGAGGTGATTTGATTTCCTGAGTTACTGTGCTATCATTCTTGTTGACGTTGGTATTATTGTTAGTCGACGTATTTGTGTTGGTGTTGGTATTAACATTAGTATTAGTCGACTCAACATTCTGATCAATCGTAGTGGTCTGATCCACGGTGCTAGTCGTTGTCTGATTGACTGTAGAGTCCGTGGTCTGATTGATAGTTGTGTCATTGACATTATTATTCGTATTGGTACTAGTCGTCGTGTTGACGTTAGTATTGGTATTCGTGTTGGTATTTGTATTATTATTTGTGTTATTCGATGTGCTATTCACCGTCTGATTGACAGTGTTATTATTTGTGTTCGTGTTTGTGCTTGTCGACGTGCTGTTGACAGTCGTATTATTCGTATTCGTATTATTGTTGGTATTGTTAGAAGTTACATTGCTTGTAGTATTCGTTGTACTATTTGTATCTACAAGCGACGTTGAATCATACAATCCATCAGCGTCATCAGCCACTTCCGAATGGGAATTTATTGAAAACATAACCAAGAACATAACGAAGAGAATATTTAAGATTCTCATCTTAGTTCCTTTTGGGTTAAGAGCAAAATTATTTAGTCAAACTGCTTGACATTAATATAGAATCGTAATATAATTCATTTGCTTTAGGAAACTAAATATTATTTCGATTTGATGACGCTGATTGGAAAGTGTTTGGACAGGGGTTCGATTCCCCTCATCTCCACCAAAAGTGCACTGCAGGTGCGAGAACAATGCGTTAAGTATTTGTTGATCTGGGAACTCGGTACGACTCACTCTTGTTCCTTTACAGTGTACTTCTGATGGGGATGTCATGGGTTCGACAGGCAGATGGAAGGTCGGAAGAGAATCGTAAAAAAATAACTGCTAACGATGAAACGTTTGCGCTTGCTGCCTGATCGTAGGTAAGCGGAGTTTCTGGGGGAGCTTGGCAACAGAAGTCCCCCTTCCTAAACAAAAGGAATACACATGAGAATTTTAGTATTACTCATGTTGTTATGGACGACAGCATTGAATGCTGAAGAAAAGCAACAATACATTCCATTGGATTGTTATCCGATTCAACCGTTTTTGAAAAATTTTAAAGAAATGTATAAAGAGCAATTAGTGTTCATGTCAGAGTCAGTAAATGAGTTGGGTGATTCTCTATTTCACCAAATGTGGATGAATCCTGATTCACAAACTTGGACATTTATGGTTTCTAATAAAAAACGTGAAATGATTTGTGTTATTGCATCAGGCAAAGGATTTGCTGATTTAAGTCAAGTGGGAATATAAAGGAGATTATATGTTGAAGATCGATTCGCCTTCGCAGTTTAATGCGAAAGTAATTGACACAGTGAAAGAGAATGGGATAGGATTTATGGATGCGATCCTAATGATATGTGAAAAAGAAGGAATGGAAGTTGAAGTCGCTGCTAAATTGTGCGACAGATATGTTAAGGAAAAGCTCGAGAATGAAGCTCGGGATTTAAACTTTCTTCCACGAACTTCTAAACTTCCAATCTGATGGATCAGTTTGAAACTTATAAACTCTATCTAGCATTAAAGAACCATTTTGAAAAAGACGAATATGATTTTTTCAAATACAATGGTAACGTTCGTGTTAATATGGATTCTTTTCTGAAAAGGAAAGATCGGTTTCAGTTCAATAAGTTATCAAAGATTGCTGGCAAGGATGCGCTCAATTATATGATTGCCAACTTCAGTCGCCATGACAAGGTCTGGGTTGGTGATCTTATAAATGATACAGCAAAGAGCACATATACTGACTGGATGCGTGTGACGCAGTCTCAGTCTTATATCTTTGAACAAGAGCTGAGTTCAATCCTTAAAGATATCGATTCTGAGTGTGAAGTGAAAGAAGGGCAACATCCTAAACTTTTAATTCGTCATTATCAGAATCAGGTCTCTTTAGAAACACTGATAATACTAAATAGAATATGTGGGTTTCGGGAAAATTGGAATAATACTATTTCAGAGAAAATCCTGTGGCCAAACACTGAGCGGAGAATGCGCAAGTATGAGCCGTTCGTAAATTATGATATAAAAAAATACAAAGAAATAATACAAAAAATACTTGCTTTTTAATTTTAAAGCAGTATAATAGAAGTCTACATTATGAATATTTTGAATAAGCAGTTAATACAAAGCAATACGGAGATAAAATATGTCTTTATCCGCACTAAAGAAGAACCGCAACAAGCTGTTCGAAAAACTCGCTGAAGAAGCCAACTCTGGCGATCAAAAGCAAACTCAATCCTCTGATCCTTATAACGACGATCGTTATTGGAAGCCTGAAGTAGATAAGTCAGGTAACGGATCAGCAATCATTCGTTTCCTCCCTGCCCCTGAAGGCGAAGATATGCCTTGGGCACAAGTATGGTCTCACGGTTTCAAAGGTCCAGGTGGTTGGTACATTGAAAACTCTTTGACTACCATCGGCAAGCAGGATCCTGTTTCTGAGTACAACTCTACTCTATGGAACAATGGCACGGATGCTGGTAAAGAACAGGCTCGTGATCAAAAGCGTCGCCTCTCTTACTACTCAAACATTTACGTTGTCAAAGATGACGCTAATCCACAAAACGAAGGAAAGGTTTTCTTGTTCCGCTATGGTAAGAAGATCTTCGACAAACTCAAGGATGTAATGAATCCAGAGTTTGAGGATGATGAGCGTTTCAATCCTTTTGACTTCTGGGAAGGTGCGAACTTCCGTCTGCGCATTCGTAACGTAGATGGCTATCGTAACTACGACAAGTCTTCATTTGATTCATCCTCTGTCTTCATGGAAGATGAAGATGAACTCGAAGGAATCTGGAAGCAAGAGTATTCTCTCGCTGAGTTGATTGATGAGAAGAACTTCAAGTCATATGATGAATTGAAAGCCAAGCTGAATCGTGCGCTTGGACTGGATAATTCATATCCTTCAGCAACTCAAGCTGCTCCTGTGGCTGAAGCTGTACAAACTCGTACGATTGAAGAGGATGTGGTTAAGGATGACCCACCATTTGATCCAGACCCAGCTCCAACTACATCAGATGATGAAGATGGGCTGTCTTACTTCGAGAAATTAGCTCAACAGAGTTAAGCACCAATAAACGCCATCTCTGAGGAACCATACCGATCTAGTGTCGAGTCTTGGTTCTTCGGAGTTGGTTGTTGTGATCCCATATTATTATTCGTGACGTTGTTATTGACTTGCGGTGCGTTGACAATATTGTTGCCACCGCCAGTCGTCATTCTCTCAGTATCAGCAAGTGCTGCTTGCGTTCCCATCATTTCTGCTGTTCTTTGTACTGGTGCTTGAGGTTGCGCTTGTGCTGTTGGTTCAGGTTCAGCTGTAACTTCTGCAGTACCACCAACATCAGGTAAGATTGATAGCAAAGCGTCTTTTACTACATTACCAATCATACCATCAGGTTCCCAAGCTGAAACAGCTTCGGCTAATGCTTTCAATGGATTGGGCAACTCAGGCATTTCAAAATTAGGAATCATTTCTTTCAACCCTTCTAACGTAGGAAGTTTGAAACCCATCACCTCACCAGTTTCTGAATTGTAAATAAATTTCCCAACACTTGAAAATATTTCCTTAGCCTTTTCCCATCCTTCTGAAAACATATTACTGATAGAATCAAAACCATCAGAAATAGTTTCTCGACTAATTAAACCAAATGTTAATCCTGAGAGTGTACCAGCGAAACCTTGTTTTACAGCTTCACCAATTTTGCCTGACTTTTTGTATTCCTCTACACCAGCAGTTACACCATCAAACAAACCCATGATTCCTGTTACTGCTAATCCGATTCCAGGAAGGAATCTTGCGGCTCCTGCTGCAGCTCTACCTGCACCCCTGACAGCTCCACCTATGCCACCTGTTCTTCCTCTATTTCTGCCAGTTTCTGCTCCACCAATATCTGGTGCAGCTCTTCTGCCAAGTATTGGCGCCAAAAGTCCAGTTAATCCAGATGTTAATCCCTTGATCATTTTACCTATAAACGAATTTTGTAAGAATGAAACTAAACCAGTGATACCTGCTGCCAAACCACCCATAATGGTTTTTAGATCTAAACCAGATTCTTTATTTTCTTCTTGAACAGCTATACTATCTTCTTGTAAACGTTGAGCTTCACGCTGAGTTTCTAGATCCTTAAACTCAGATGATGTTGCCTGATTTACTAATGACTCAGTATTCTGAATGTTTTCAACTTGATTGTTGGTAACATTTTCAAGAGCATTATTATTACCCAGCAATGCTTCAGTCGTTTTTACTTGTTCATTAGAAAGAGTATCGAGTTTAGTATTCAATGATTCTAGGATCTGTTTGTTTGTTACTAGATTCCTAGTTTGCCTTTTATTTTCAGAAAGGTTTTCTTTGCTAGTTTCTTTGACTTGTTTAGTATTGTCAGAAGTTTCTTCAGTGTTTACTTCAGTCGCTTCTTCTGGTGAAGCACCACTCATTAAAGAAGATGTTAAATCACCTACGACACTGCCGATAGATCCAAGGATAGGTGCTTCCTGTGTGAGAATGCTTCCTGCTGCTTGGAAAAAATTTGCAGGGTTTAGTGTATCTTTGATGTTGCTGATGACTCCACTGAGTTTCTGTCCTGTCACTTCAGCAACAGCCATCGGAACTCTTTGTGCAACTTCTACTAAATTTGCCATTTATCTACTAAGCTCTCTCTTGCGTCGTTCTTTTTCTTCTTCAAGATGCTTCGCAAGCATCGTAATATAGATTTCCCTTTCAAAAGGCATCATAGTATTTAACTCTTCTAGAGAATAATTATGATGCTGCATCATTAAAAAGTTTATAGTATAGTGATTCGCTAAAGTTTCATGACCAAGGATTATACGAAAAAATTTGCCAGTCCTCGCAACTCGAGGTCTTCATACTCACCGCATTCTTTACACTTATATCTGGTTTTGTAAACCAAAGCAGGCAATCCTGTATAGAATGCTTGTATTTTTTCAAACGCACTATTATTCAACGAATCTAAAAATTCTTTCAGTTCTTCTTTACTGTGATCAGAAGATTCATATACATTGTCAGCATCCCAGATATTTTCTATCGATTCGGCTACCAATTCAAAGAACTTATCAATATCATTACCACCAATCTTTTCTAATTCTTGCATCATTGCAAAGTCAGGATACTTTAGCGTTAAACCAATATCGTTACCTAAGTCAATCTTATTTGTATGGTTTTCATCTTTTACAATTTCAACTTGCTCAAGATTAATGTTGACAGGCATTTGATATTTACAATCACTATCTTTATGACTAGCAAGAATACGAACCTTATCTCCGACTGATTTTGATCTCAGTTGAACAAAGAAGTATTCAATATCAATGGTTGGCATTTTCTCAACATCAATATCAGCAACTGCACAATTATTAATAACCTGTTTCAATGCTTCGACCATATCTGCTGGATCATCACTTTCCCCAGCCATCAGTAAAATCTTTTCCTCTTTTACAAGGAATGGTCTGAATTTAATTCGTTTTCCACTACTTGGTAAAGTTAGTGAATATGTCGGCACGTCAATTTTTGGTAAAGCCATTTATATACTCCTCAATTTGAATTATGTAACGTCGCTTATTACTCTTCCCATCTTATGTTTTTTATACACCATTGTAAGATCAGCTCGAGCGAAAGCATCTCGTTCTTCCCATGACAATGAAATCGGATTAATTGTTTTTGGGTATGCTTCTTCTAGCGTAATAACTAAAGACTCATCCCCAACTTCATTAAATGTTTTGATTGTAATATCAGCAATGTAATCATTATAATATGCGACATTATTAGTATCATCTTTGTAGATAAACTTCATCCATTCATCAAAGTGTCTCATCTCACGATAATCTGCTGACATGATTAACCCAAAGTTTGCCTCAGCATAAAGTTTACCATAAGCAATATTGTGAGTCAGTCCATAGTCTCTATGTTCAAATGTATTGAGGTTAATTCCTGGAACCTCTGCTGTAAAACATTTTAGCGTCAAGTTTTTGACATCTTTTAATACATCAGAAGCAAATCTGACTGCTGTTGGTATTGTGAACTGAACCTCGAAGTTGGCTGGGCGTCCTAAGCCAACGTAAAGGTTTTCTCGGAACTCTGAAATATTGAAACTCATCCTGCGATGATCCTCCGACTATCTGACCAAACCTTAGAGGCTGTGGCTTTCTTAAATCTCTGTAATGGCAAGAACAAAGCAATATCCCACTCATTCGCATCAATTTTCACAAATCTAGATTTAACCTGAGAACTCAAATAATGCTTGAATGTTGGTTTAAAGTTTCTGAATCTAGACGCTGATTTTAGTACGTCATAACTCATTTTCAATCTTGTTCGCTCATCGTATCTTTTATCTGTACTGAGCGTGTAGAGTTGATCCATCAATACCGCACGTAACTGTAATGGTAAGTAATGCATGTTCAACCCATAAAATCCTTTATCTGCTGGACCAACCATAAAAATCAGTGGAAAGGTGTCGTAGTAAGGCAGTTCTTTTTTCATCTTAGGATCATAGTTGAACAAATACATGTTCCCAACTCTTGGTCCACTAATCATATCCTGTCTTTTTTCACGCATAACTGCTGTTGGAGTTGCTGAAGTTGATTCGGCTTGTGAACGAAACCAATCTCTAGCATTTTGACTCCGACCAGCAATCTTCCCTTCTCTGGCAGCTTTTTGTAAAATATTATCAAATGTAGTTGCCATTAGGTGAGTTGATCCTCAGTCAAAATTTTAAATTCCCAATTACGATCTTCGCAGTATTCAACTGCTGCTTTCCACTTTGCTTCGTTAACCACATAAGTCTTGACATCTTTGACATATCTCCGAGACTTATTCCCTTTCACAGTTAATTGCTTATCTCTGCTTGGTGGTTTAGTCTGCGCTTTCGGCTTCACTTCAATCAAAACTTCTTTAATATTACCATATTTATCGCGCATCTTTACATAGAAGTCGGGGAAGTATCTGTGCACTTTCCTATCGAGCGGAGATCTGTAAGGGATAATAATTTCTTCTGAAGCCCATTTAAGTATGCTCGGGGTTGTATCACAGTATACCATGAATCTTCGCTCCCATAAGGAACGATAAACGATTCTGGTTGGATCACCTAAATATTTAGACGGATCCTGCGGAGAGAATTTACCTGAGTACGCCATGCCAACAGAAAATCCAGAAGTAGTAATAAAACAAGCCAAAGGTGCAAAAGTATTTATTAGGCATCCTGCGGATATCGAATCGCCTGAATATGGTGGGCATTATGCTATATTTGTGAGAAAAAATAGAAAAACAAATGAGCTAAACACTGTTCAACTACCTGTTCCAACAAATTTACAAAATCAGTTTGGTGCGCAGTATGAAGATTCATCAGGATTAGTGACAGAGCTCACGTCACAGTTCTTTGAAGGTGGACGTACAGACTTAGCAGGGGCGATGGATATTCTTGGAGAAGCTGGTTCGGCACTCGGTAGAAGCACAGTAGATGCTTTAACTGGTGGAGCTAGAGCTCTAGTTGAAAAGAAGATTGTATCTCCACGTGTTCCAGTGTTGTTCAAAGGAATGAACTTCAGAGAGTTTAGTTTTGAATGGAACTTGACAGCGAAATTTCAAAAAGAATCTGACAATATTAAACGGATTATAGAAATATTTCAAGATGGGATGTTGCCGAGGGAAGTCGACAATTATACTTTAGAATTTCCTGATGAATTTTTTATGTCCCTTCATAGTAAGGGACAGAGAAACAAATACTTGTTTGCAATGGATAGAAGCGTATTAACAAGTATGCAAGTAAACTACAATGGTCAGGGGATGCCAATCTTTTTCGAAGATACGAATGCCCCAGTTTCAATTCAATTATCACTCAGTTTCCAAGAGGTTCTCATTCCGACTCGCCAGAGAATGCAAGAACTCGAAGGAAGAAATACGGACGAATAATATGTCGAACTATTTTAGATTCCTTCCTAAAATTAATTANCAATTGAAAGTTGCCAATACTTCCGTCNATCCATCTTTGCTTGAGGTTACAAATATAACATCAAGAGCACTGTTTAGAGATGCCGTCAGTCGAGTTGCGGCAAATGAAGGTATTGTATATTATCCATATTCAATACAAGATGGTGATCGCCCAGATACAGTTGCTGAATACTACTACGGTGACTCGAAATATGCTTGGGTGGTACTGTACTCAAATGATATCATTGATCCATTGCACGACTGGGTGAAAACTCAAGCTGAATTTGAAGCATACATCATACACAAGTATGGTTCAGTTGCTGCAGCACAGTCGCAAATAGTAGAAAGAGAAGGTGTAGTTACAGAAAAAACTGTGACATTTGACGGAGATGTGATTGATGAGCGTGTAATTAAACTCGACGCAACAGCATATACAAGTTACACTGGAACAAAACGAACTGTAACTGCATATGAAAAAGAAGATAGAGAAAATGAAGAAAGAAGACAGATTCGTTTGTTGCGTAAAGGATTATTACAAAGAGTTCAAAAAGAACTCTCTAGAGCCTTCGTTGACACATCTATTTTAAGTTCAAACTCATTATACACATCATCGGTCAATCGCCTCAGAGCAGCAGGGCAGTAATCTATGGCGATTAATGATGAATATGTAGGGAATTATGAAATCATCTCTCTGGATTTAGAAACGCCAGAGGGAAATATTATTGATCTCTCTAATGATTTTGGTGGGCTACAAATCTTTGAAGATCTTTTTACACCATATGTGACAGCAACTGTTACGTTTGTTGATTCTATTGGTTTGTTTGAAGCATTACCGATTAGCGGAAAAGAAACGATTCGTGCTCAGTTTAAAGCTAAAGATTTAAATGAAGAATATGCGCTAGACTTGAGAGTGTATAAAGCTGACTTTGTTGAGAATGGTGATAAGAATGTGACAGTCAACTTGTACTGCATCACAAAAGAAAAACTAATTAACGATACTAAGTTTGTTGGTAGAGCGTATCAGGATCAATTATACTCTGAGATGGCTACCAAAATTATGAAAGAGTATATTGGTGCAGAGATTAGTACGCAACCAACTTTGTATAGACACAATTTTATTTTTCATGATTTCTTAAGACCATTTGATGCAATTAACGTCGCAGCTTCTCGATCGATTTCAGAAAGTAGAACAGCAGATTATTTCTTTTTTCAAAACCAGTATGGGTTTCATTTTAAACCATTTAATTATTTGTTGGGACAAGATTCTACTCAGACATATGAAATTAAAACTGGTGCAAAGGAAACACCTCAAGATACACCAGAAAGTGAAAAACAAGTATACAACAATGTTATTCAAAAGTACACATTCAATTCTAGATTTGATGTTTTGAAAAAATTAAAACAAGGAATGTATGGTTCTAATCTTTTGACATATGATATTGTCAGGGGTAAGTATGTTGAATACACTAAGAAGTATTCAACAGAGTTCGAAACGCATCTGCATACAGACAATTATAAGTTTAATACGAATCAACTTGATGTAATCGATTCGGTTTATGCAGCCTCTCGTTATTACCCAACGAACAAAGATCATGATACATTAAGTCATATTGCTGACAACCAACCAAATATCAGACCAAATCAAGTTGAGCAATGGTTATTGAAGCGAGTCACTCAACTTGCTGAAATTGGCTCTTTATCTCTGGATATTATTGTTCCTGGAGATAACAGAAGAGCTGTAGGTGATAAAGTGACTATTGATTTTCCTTCGTATCGTTACCTGTCTCCACAAGATGAGGAGCGCAAGGAACTAGATAAATATTTACAGGGCGACTACATTGTCACCTCGTTAAATCACCAAGTCACTGCGTCTAAGTTTTTAACGCATATGACAGTAATTAAAACAGGATATTACAACGAACTGGCTATCGACGATGAACTCAAACGAATACTCTAAAGAAATCGAAGAAGGCATTAATGATCCAGCCATTTTTAAAGCTGTCTTTATGGCAGGTGGTCCAGGATCAGGCAAATCATTTATTGTAAAATCTCTTGCTCTTAGCGCAATGGGATTTAGAGCAATGAACAGTGATGATGCATTTGAATATTTGATGAAGAAGAAAGGGTTAGATTTTAAGATGCCCGATAAAGAAAAGGTGCCGAGAGATTTAGCCAGAACGAAAGCAAAAGAACTGACAGGTAAGAAAAAACAGTTAGCTGTTTCTGGTAGATTGGGTTTGGTGATTGATGGAACAGGAGACGATGCCTCTAAAATTGCTAAAATGAATAAAGCATTGAAAGATGCTGGATATGAAACTGCAATGGTTTTTGTCAATACCTCTGATGAAGTTTCTAGAGAACGTAATGAAAAAAGAGAACGTTCTGTTCCTGAAGATATTCGTAGCACTATTTGGAAAAACGTTCAGAAGAATATGGGTAAGTTTCAAACCATGTTCGGTAATCGCTTTTTCGTAGTTGATAATAATGTGATCGGCAAGCCTGTGGGGGTTGGTACAGTCTCCAGTAAAATTCGAACTTGGGCTTCTAAGGAAACTATGAATAAAGCAGCCAACGCATGGAAAAGAGAACAGAGACGTGCGCTTGGTTTGAAAGAAAGCACGTTCAGCAGAATTAGAAGAGCATTAAAGTAATGAAAAATTATATGGGAACAGACGGATTCGTTTGGTTCCAAGGTGTGGTTGAAGATAGAGCCGATCCTTTACAACTCGGAAGAGTACGTGTTAGATGCTTAGGTTGGCATCCTGAGGACAAACAAGCTGTTCCCACCAATGCTCTGCCTTGGGCACACATCCTCCTGCCAACGAATAATGCGCAAGATACGGTAGGTATTCGTACAGGCGATTGGGTGTTTGGGTTCTTTAGGGATGGTGGTATCGCGCAAGAGCCTATGGTTATGGGAGTAATCCCACATATTCCTGAGGAAGTCGCTGATACGGCAAAGGGTTTTAATGATCCGACTGGTACATATCCAGAGGAAGATAAGTTGCTTGAGCCAAGAACTAATCGGTTGGCTCGCAATGAAAACATAACAAATACAATCGTAACGACTAAAAACAATACGAGAACCACGGGAGTTAGTACTGCTTCTGGTGGATCTTGGGATGAACCTGCCAGCACATACGCTGCAGTCTACCCTAAAAATAAAGTTAATGAAACTGAATCTGGTCATGTATTTGAGGTTGATGATACTGATGGTGCTGAACGGATACAAGAATATCACAAAGCTGGAACATTTTATGAAATCGATGCTGATGGAAATAAAGTGACTAGAGTTGTTGGTGATAATTATGAAGTTGTGGCTGGATCCAATTATGTGAACATAAAAGGTGACGCAAACTTGACTGTGAATGGTGCCTTAAATATAAAAGCTGAAGGTATCACTGTAGATGGTGGTAGTTTCATAAAAATGAATGCAGATCGAATTGATTTGAACTAGGAGAATGAGATGACTGTTGAAGCTCAAAATGTAATTGAAAATATGGTAACAGAATACTTAGAAGAAGAACAAAAATTTTCTGATGGTAATATGTCTGCAGGAACTCGTGCTAGAAAGTTATTGTCAGAAATTGGGAAATTTGCCAAACAACGTAGAGCAGAGATCCAAGAGATTAAAAATAATAAGGAAAGCTAATGCCCGCAGTGTGTAGAGAAGGCGATTCGTTATCAACAGGACATGGTTGTGCTGGAAGTACAACGATTGCTGACTCAAACACTGATGATACTGTTTTGGTGAATGATATACCAATCATTGTAGTAGGTGCTCCGACTGTGGCGCACCCATTTCCGCCAGATCCACCTTGCGCACCTCACGTGGCTAATTTAAATTCAGGCTCTTCTTCAGTTTTTATTAATGGTAAAGCTGTGGGAAGAGTCGGCGATTCAGCCGATGCGGGAGCTATGACTTCGGGCTCATCCAACGTCTTCGTTGGTGGCTAATAAATATTCCAATAATAAGGGAATAATACATGCCAGAATTTAACATACCAGAAAGACAGTTTTATAAAGATCTGCCGATCTCGTTCACTGCGCATCCGAGAACTGGTGATGTTAGACCAATCACAAACGCTGATGCAGTGAAGCGTTCAATCAAAAATTTATTGCTCACGAATCGTGGCGAGAGNTTCTTTAATGNGAATCTTGGCAGCGATATTCGTGATTTGCTTTTTGAAAATTTTGATGCTGGCATTGAAACTGCAATCGAAAAAGCTGTGCGCAACACGATTGAACAATATGAGCCAAGAGCTGAGTTGTTAAATGTGAGAGCGAATGCTAATGAAGATCAGAATGCGTTAGATGTGACTATTACGTTTCGGATTGCTAATGAAGTTAGTCCTATCACACTCGATGTAATTCTAGAGAGGATTCGATAAATGGCAGATTCAGAACTGCGCATTTCAGAACTTGATTTTGACACGATCAAGGATAATCTAAAAGACTTCCTTCGAAGCCGTTCGGAGTTTAGNGATTATGACTTTGAGGGTTCGGGACTTTCACAACTTTTAGATTTGTTGGCATACAATACNTTTTATAATTCTTATTACTTAAACATGATCAGTAATGAGATGTTTTTAGATACAGCGATTCTTCGTGGTTCGGTGGTTTCTAGAGCAAAGTCATTAGGATACACACCTCGCTCTACACGTGGAGCGCAAGCGATTGGTAATATTGCTGTAACAGGAACTGGTTCTTTACCTGCGTCAATTACCATACCAAAGTATACTAGATTTTCAACAACTGTTGATGATGTGTCATATACATTTAGTACAACTGAAGCAACTACTGTCACTCCATCAGGTTCAGTTTATACTGCAACAGGCGCGACTATTACTGAGGGTGAGATAGTAACACAAACGTTCACTAAAACATCCCAAGATGATCAACGATTTGTAATTAACAACGAGAATGTTGATACTACTACAATGACTGTTACAGTTAAAGTATCTGCAGCAAATCCAGTTACCGCAGCATATACTTTAGCGAGTGATATAACTGAAGTTGGGGCAGATTCTACTGTCTATTTCTTAGTAGAAAACATTGACGGATATTATGAGCTAGTATTTGGTGATGGTCAAGTCGGTAAAGCATTGGATACAGGAAATGTAATTACTGTAAAATATCTTACATCATCAGGCACAGCTCCTAATGGTGCGAGTACGTTTACTGCATTAGATTCAGTAGCAGGATATACAGGCGTGACGTTTACTACGACAACTGATGCTGCTGGTGGTGCTGTTAGGGAAAGTGTTGATTCTATCAAGTTCAATGCTCCCAGAACGTATGCGACTCAGAACAGAGCGGTTACTAGCGAAGATTACAAACGTATCCTCCAAAGAGAGTACACAGCGGCAGAAGATTTTGCTGTCTGGGGTGGTGAGGATAATGATCCTGTCACTTACGGTAAAGTGTTCATTTCAGTCAAACCTATATCTGGTACAACGTTAACAAACTCAGCCAAAGATGCTATTGTCAGTTTATTGAGAGAGTATAATGTTCTTTCTGTTGTGCCTGAGGTTGTTGATCCAGATTATTTGTATCTCAAACTGAATATTGATGCGAGATACAATCCTAAGCAAACCACTGAAACAGGTTCACAATTAGGTGCCAGAATAAAAACTGAAGTAGAATCCTACATCGATAATGATCTTGAAAAGTTTGACGCATATTTTAGATATTCCAAACTTACAGGGTTAATTGATGATTTAGATTCAGCTATCAAAAATAATGTAACAACTGTTACAATGAAGAAAAAGATCACGCCAACTGCGACAGCGCAAAGATTTGAAATTAACTTCAATAATGCGATTGATGGTGTGACAGGTTCACGCCCATCAAGTCATCCTGCAGGTGCAGGTAACAAAGTAAGCTCGGGATTGTTCACATACGCTGGTCTGACCAACTGCCAACTTGAAGATAATGGTAATGCCATCAGAATTTATAGAACTGTTGGTGGCTCAAACGTCGTTATTGAACAAAACGCAGGAACAGTTGATTATGACACAGGTAAAATTATATTGACTAATTTTGCTGTTTCTGCTTTGAACGATGGTGGAACTGAATTAGACATTTTTGCAGAGCCAGTTGGTCAAGATATAATTCCAGTAAGAAATCAAATTATCACCTATGAAACTGCTGATATTACAGTCACTATGACAAATGATAATAATATCATCACTGATAGGCTCACTGCGGTAACAACTTAATGGCAAGCAGTAATAATTTAGTTTCATTTCTAGTATCCGAACAAGTCCCTGACTTTGTTAGAGACGATCATCCTAATTTTGTAAATTTTGTTAAAGCATACTACGAATTTCTTGAGCAAAACACTGGACCGATATACAGATCTAAGAACTTAAATTATTACAACGATATTGATGAATCTCTTGATGAGTTTGTTGAATACTTAAGAAGAGAATTTGCTGAAGGATTACCAACTTCAATACTTGGTGATAAAAGATTAGTCATCAAATTTATTAAAGATTTATATCGAAGAAAGGGTTCTCGGGAAGCGTATAAGTTTTTATTCAGAGAACTTTATGGGGAAGAGATTGATCTAGATTTCCCTGGAGAAGATGTAATTAAAGCATCTGATTCAGTTTGGGAAAGAGATATTAAACTGCGTGTTATTGAAACAGATGCGGTAAAAGCTGACAGATTACTTTTTTCTGAGGGTGTTACTGTAATTGGTACATCGACTTCTGCGAATGCTATTATTTCTGGTTCGGTGACAAAAGTAATTAATGGTCAAGAGATATTAGAATTAGATTTAGCTACACTAAATGGGCAGTTTAGTTCTAATGACTCAATCAAGTTCACGGATTCATTAGAAACGTATCCTCTTGCTAACGTGATCGGGGCAATCACAATTAATGATGGTGGTTCATTCTACACAGTAAATGATACTGCGACAGCTTCCATCGGTGGTAAACTTGGTAAGTTGCGTGTAACAGCAGTTGATAGTGAAAATTCTAATGCTATTCAAACTATGGTTGTTGATGATTTTGGTGCCAGTTTTTCTGGTGTCCCGACTGTAACATTTGATGATGGCAATAATTCAGCCAACGTCACTGTTGCAATTACAGGTACAGCATTGTTTGAGGGTGCATACACTGATACTAGAAGTTTGGTTTCAGAATCAACTACTAAGTTATTTGATGGTGTGAAGTATCAATATTATTCATATATTATTCGTGTCGGACTTTCTATTGACACATATAAGAATATTGTTAAAGAACTTATACACCCAGCAGGTATGGAATTATTTGGTGAGGTGACGATTCGTTCAACTTTGAATGGACGTATTTTAAGATCTGTAGGAAATGCATTCCCGACAGGTGCTTCACCGTATAAGCTGATGTCTATCATTCTGGCAGCAACACCAGTTAATGCACAGGCAAACGTACAACCATTGTTTTACGATAAAGAATTTGCGCTCAGAACATTCGTTAGTGCTAATAGCCAAATTCAAATTACATCACCGTTTGAAGTTGAGACTAGACCTGAAGTTATCGCTTCTTTATATTCTTCAAACAATTATTCGCAAATACTGGGTGTTGCGAATAGAAACAAAGTGTTAGACCCAGAGTTTACCAGTTCACCAATTACAATCGGGAACTGGAAGTCTGACCAAATAACAGGTTTTTCAGACAGACCGATAAGTTTATTCCCAGGATTAACAAAAGCAATTGCGAGAAGTTCAAGTATCGATCTTGAATCAGTATAAATAAAATTATGAATTCATAGGAGACAGTAATGCCAGCCATCATTACCACAAAGTTTCGCGTCCACAATGCTGAGCAATTTAAGGAAGCATTTAGTGAAACTGCAAACAACAAAATGTATCTGTTTATTGGGCGTCCCCAAGCGTTCGCAGACGATAACAGTCCACCAACCCCAGTAGATACTACGCAAAGCACAGATTATCATGCTTGGTACGATATGCTTGCTGCAAAAAGAATTACTTCTACTGACGTTTCTCATGCGATTCGTCGGTATGATTGGACTTCTGGGACAACATACACTCAGTACGATAATACTGCCGATTTGGTAAATGAACAGTTTTATGTTTACACCGATGATGACAATATCTATAAAGTCATTGGTAACGCCAATAGCGCAACCTCTACCGTAAAACCAACAGGAACTTCAAACCTTGTATTTGAAACTTCTGATGGTTACAAGTGGAAATATATGTATTCTGTCGGAGCTGGTGACGCGATTAAGTTCCAGACTACAAGTTTTATTCCAGCAAGCGTTTTAACATCAGACGACGGTTCTTCGCAGTATGATGTACAAAGCACAGCTGTTGATGGTGAAATTAATAACATTATTATTTCATCAGCTGGATCAAACTATGCTTCTGCTCCTACAGTCACTATTACTGGTGATGGTGAAGGTGCTACGGCAACTGCATCAATTAGTGGTAATACGCTGAACGCAATTACGATTACGAATGGTGGTAATGGCTACACCAACGCAACTGTAACGCTGACTGGCGGAAATACTACATCATCTGTTGCCGCAGCTCGAGCTCTTGTTTCTCCAAAGGGTGGGCATGGTTCTAATCCTATTGAAGAACTTCATGGATTCTTCGTTGTAATGAATGCTCGACTTGATGGTTCTGAATCATCAAATACGTTTACTGTTGCAAACGATTTCCGCAAAGTTGGTGTAGTAAGAGATCCAACCACATACGGAACATCTGATGTTGCAACTGCTACAGCTTATCGTCAAACATATCGCTATACAGTTTCTGGAGTTTCAGGTACACCTGCTGCTGACGAAACAATTACATTTAGTGGTGGCGCGACAGGAATTGTTGTTGAATATGATTCAGGTGGACCATATGTTTATGTAACTAATCAACCTAATGAAGTTGCAAATACTGAAACGTTCACTACAACTGGTGGTGCGTCAGGAACAGTCGATTCTTCTGATAATCCAGGATTAAATCCATACAGTGGTGATGTGATTTACTTAGAGAATCGTGCACCGATTAACAGGGCAGCGGATCAGCTGGAAGATATCAAACTAATTATTGAGTTTTAATCTATGCCAATCGTACAATCCCAGTCGCCATATTTTGATGATTATGACGAAACTAAGAATTTTCACCAAATCTTGTTTCGTCCAGGATTTGGTGTTCAGGCTCGCGAATTATCGCAGTTACAAACTATTCTACAGGATCAAGTTGGTAGACTAGGAGAGCATTTCTTTAAAAATGGTTCACCATTAACAGGTGGTAGCATTTTTTCTGATTTAGCTACATCTATTAAACTTGATACTGGTTCGAATAACGTCAGCCTGTCATTATTTTCGAATACAGTAGCAAAGTCTTCAGACGGACTTTCATTCTTCGTGAAGCAGGTTGTACCAGCAACTGGGGGTGATCCAGATACAATTATTGGCTCGTTCAAAACATCAATATATTCTGCTAACAGTACTGTTGCTAGATACAGTTTTTTTGCTAATAATGAAACATTAAGTTTTTATACAGCTAACGGTACGACATTAATTGGTACAGCTAATACTGCATCAATAGCAAATGTAAATTTTGATGCTACACTGATCCATCAATCGAATGGTATATTTTACGTTGATGGTTATGCCGTCAGAGTAGATGACGGAACTGTGATAGCAAGCAAGTACAATTCTAATTCTAGTTTTGTATACGGATTAACTAGATCAACTTCTCTGATATCGTCAGATGATGATAGCAGTTTATTGGATAATGCCACAGGTGCTTCAAACTTTACAGCTCCTGGAGCACACAGATTAAAACTCACTTTAACGCCAACTGTAATTTCTTTGTCAGATAAAGAATTCTTGGCTAATACTGTAACAAGTTCAAACTTCTTTGAACAACTTCGTGTTATTGATGGTGCATTATATAAAGAAAGACCAAACCCAGACTATAACAAATTAGAAGATGTTTTAGCTCAAAGAACATTTGAAGAATCTGGCAACTATGCAGTAGAGAACTTCATCCTAAACACTAAGATGACTAGTGCGAATACAGCTAATTTGTTTTACGAAATTAGTCCTGGTACTGCATATATTCGGGGTTACAGAAATGAATTTTTCAGCCCAACACAGGTAGTGGGTGAAAAGGCGAGGGATACAGATACAGTAGAAAATTACAATGTTTCTTCGTATTATGGTAACTACATTAAAGTTCATAACTTGGCTAATGGCCATTTTGATATAGACACAGCTCAGAAAATTGAACTACACAATGTAGAGAATGCAGCGCAGACTCAATCGACAGCATCCAATACTGTACCCACTAAGATTGGTACAGCAAATATTCGACAGTTAGATTACGACAGCGGCACATCAAATAACGCTGTCTTTAAAATGTTTTTGTTTAACATTGAAATGGAAGGTGCTAATACATTTTTAGATGTTAAAACAGTTGTTGCTGGTAATACTGCAGCCAATAATATTAGTGCCTCAGCAAACGTAGTTTCAGGAACTGTCGGCGAATACTCTAATGGTTCTACTCGTTTGTATGAACCAAACTATAATCAAATGTTGTTCACTATACCATATGGTGAGATAGCTACAGTCACTGAACACACTTATGTTTTCAGAAGGTTGTTTGAAGATATCACGTTCACATCAGGTGTAGCAACTATTTCTACCGCATCTTCAAAAGAAAGATTTGAGGGTGCTTCTGGTGGTGATGTTCCTGCTTCACTGATTAGGGATTATTATCAGGTTATTGCAAAGACAACAGCAGGTGGATTTACTACTGGCGAGTTTATTCCTTTAGATACAGATTCTAGAAGTGTNAATATTCCTGCTGTGGGTGNNGGATCTGTTGGTCAAGCAACGATTGACTTACAGGATGCNNCATTCAATGGTACAGCTGATGTTTATGCTACTATTGAGGTTACTGCCGCCAATGAAAAAACTAAAACACTAGTTTCCAACGCCACAGTTTCATTCTCTAATGGAACTGTAGCAGGTCAAACTTACACATTAGGAAAGTCTGACGGATATCGGATTAAAGCGATTTATGAGAGTCCTAACACTAGCGTTATTGCTAACAGTACCCATACTGATGTAACAACTAATTACACATTCTTTAATGGTCAGAAGGATAACTTCTACGATCATGCTACAATTTTCCATAAGTTGAGTGTGGCGAATACAACAGGGCAAATTAATGTTGTGTTTGATTATTTTACCCATTCTGGGCTCGGTGCATTCGTAGTAGATTCTTACAATATTAGTTATCCTGATATTAATGGTTTCACATCTGAACGATCTGGTGAGAAGTTTAAACTGAGAAATGTCATTGACTTCAGACCAAGAAGGACTGATGGTTCGCCAAACACTGATATCACTTTTGATAATAGTCAAAT